CTATTTATGAACTACACATTAGCTAAAGACTAATGTGTTTCAGGTTTCATAGACTTATCTAACGACAACGCCTCCACCTGTTTTTGTTTAATGTCCGACTCAATCCCTGAACCAGACAATATAAAAATTGGGGAATAGAATTCCCCAATATATTGATATTAAATTGTTAATCTTACTTATCTGGTGTTAAATCAACGGCACCCCTGGCTTTAAGGAATTCCTGAACTTTAATAATTGCAAATGAGAGGAATCCGTTAGATTTAACGGGTCCAATTGCACCAATAATTTCAGAAAGTAAAAAACCAATAGTCACAACAACTAATTCATTTGCGACAATCCAAGCGAGTACAGCTTCCATATATTTCCCTCTATTTTATATACTACATTTTTATTTATTATATTATTTCTTTTCACCAGATTTAATATGAGTAACATTCATTTTCGGTGGCTTCGTTGTTACTCTATAACCGTCTGGGAAATCAATTTTATTTGGTGAATTGGGAAGTCTAACACCAGCACGACCAAACTTAGAGACATTTGGAATATTCTTAGCTCTTTCAGCCTCCATCTTCCTTTCAAGATCTTGAAGTGCATACTTTTTTAACCTAGAATCCTCACCCAACCTCAATACAGAACCCATAGCCATTTTTTTAATATCAGGTGATTCTTCAGTCATTTCAAGATCCACACTATATGATGAGTTAAGTCTTGAGCGATTTCTAGCCTTTATATCATCAACAAGCTTTTCTGGATCAACACCATATCTATCTTTATCAGATTTCATTTTTTGGGGTTGTGTAGATTTCATCTTCTTTGGTGGAGGTGTTAAATGATATATCTCATTAACATCACTAATATCACCACCTAAACTCTTTATTTTTTTAATATATCTATGTTCATCTTGGACCCTCAGCCTTTCTTGATGTTGAGCTTCTTGCTCAAGCCTTTTCTTACGCGTATCATGTTGACGCTTAAGTTGTGACACTTGACCCATACGTTGACGGTCATCACCACCCTGTTCAATTAAATCACCATCAATTTCATTAGAAGCTGTTAATGCAGCATAAGGTACTTTAGATTTGGGTTCTTTATGAGCTAAATTGCGAAGTCCAGTTTTCACCTTTGTTACAAAATCAAGTCCTGGAAGCTTACCCCTCTTATCTTTTGGCATTTTCAATTCATCAAGAATCTCAGAATCCTCACGCATTTTTCTAACAAATGTGCCAATAGCACGACCAGCAGACCCAGCAACACTCTTACCTGATTTTTTGGCCCCCAACCCGGCGCCAGCAGCTCCAGCAGCAGCATTAGTGGTTTTAGCTAGAACTTCCTTAGTCTTTTGGCCAGTCTCACTATTACCAAATTTTTCACCCGCTGTTCTAGCAACTTTAGCTGCACCAACAGCAGCTCCAGCCACAGTTCCAGCAACTCTAGCGGCAGTTTTTTCATGTTTCTTACCAACATCCCTAGCAGTCTTCCACGACTTCTTAAGGAGTTCAGTGTCTCTAGCGGCACGATCTTTCAATGCATTAATTATTCCACCCTTTGTCTTTTCTTTGGTCTTAGTTGGTGTTGAATTAGTTGGTTTCTGTGTAGATTTCGCATTTGCAATTTGAGATTGTTTCGATAAAGAAGATTTCATATCAGAATTTCCAGGTCTATTCAATGCTTGCTTACGTGGACCCTCATCTCTTCCCAGTGCCTTTCTGGCTGCGCGTCTAGATGTTGTTCTGGCACCACCCTTAACATCCTTAAATGACTTACCAGATTTTGTCATTCCAGAACCAAGAGTTCCTAATTTTCCTCTAGTCTCAGCACGACGGGCTTTATTAGACTCAAATAACAACTGTTCATTTATAATTTCATCAACAAATTCACAGAATTCATCAACTCCCAAATCCTCAATTAATATCTCAACACCATTCTCATTCAATCCTTCATTATAAAAATATTCAGCCACTGCATCCAAAACCGCTTCTTCCGGTACGCAGTTTGGAACAGTTTTACCATTCTTTTTCTTCATCCCAGCCGCTGAATACCCATCCCAGCACGGATCATCTTTCCTCTCATTAAGTTTAGGATTAACTATAATTTTATTTGAATGATCCGCTGGCATTTCTTGAATTTGTTCATCCTTTTTGGATTTTTTTTTAGTATTTCCAACAAACTCACTAAGTTCACTTCGCCAACCGAAAGATTCTTTATTAATAGCCCGATTCAATACCCATTCCCTATGCTCATTTCTGGTCATGGTAGTGCGTATTTTATTTGCCCTCTTACCATCACCCTGCCTCTCTGCACGTTTAGCTGCTAGCTTAGCTCTCTTATCTGGAGTCATAGCCATATCTGGACTGCCAACACCACCATCATAAGCTTGTTTCGCTGGAACATTTGTGAGTGCCTGAGAAGAATCACGAACATGTGATGATCTAGTAGGCAATCCTTCTCTATATTTTTTTTGTGATGAACTAGTTGTAGTAGTGTCATATTTTCCAGTTTTAGGATCAACTTTCCCAAAACCAGTGACTTCAGTTATTTTCTCTTCCTTAACAGCAGTTCCACCAACACCAACACCCAATTTTGATTTAATAGCATTTCTCTCCAAACCACCAAAAGTAGCAGTTTTCATAAAATCATAATATGCACGTTCAATTGAAATACCCTGCACCTTTGCACGGTTATTGATTTCATACACAACCCTTTTCACTCTTTGTTGTGAGTGAGTCCCTAATGCAGAAATTGAATCAGTTTCTTTCTGAGGAATATCACCTTTCCCTTGTTCATTCTCAGAATCAAGAACTTCTGATAACTGACTCTCAGTTAAAACCTTTTGATATGCTGAAAATAATTGATCACTACTATATAAAGACATATTACTACTATTAATTCCTTTTCTTATATTTATTTATAAAATTTTTAATATCTTTCACTCCTGTCATTTTCATAACATATTTTCTTAATGAATCAGTTCCAACTTCCCTCTGATCGGCAGGTACACCAGAAACTTCAGTCCATTCCTTAATATCAGTCAGCCAAGGTTTGAACATAACATTATCTTCTGTTACACAAATTAAATAATTTGTTCCTCTTCTGATAATTGTCCCAACCATACCACTCTCAACAACTTGAACTTTGTCACCAACATTATATATTTCATTATTAATATATTTATTTCGGACCACCTCTGGGTTTACTTGAATCCCAACTGGTTGTTGATTATTTTTAGTTCTTATCTGTTTGGGATCAGTTCCAGGTTTTTGATCCTGATTATAAAATTTTAATATCGAAAGTCCACGTGGATCCTTTGCAGTTTTAGCGAAAAACTCACCATTTTTATAATATCCACCATGACCATCAGACCTCAATCCAAGCATCTTTGCCTGGATTGCAGATCGACTCTTAGATGCCTCTAATAATATATTATCAAATGTTTTCATTGGCATCAGTCCTTCCACCCTCTAACCCCAATTTAGTAATTTTATCCATTATTTTTTTAGACTTTTTAGGATTCTTATCTAACTTCGACCTTAACTTAGAAACACGTTCTAATGTTGCAGTATGATCAGCCTCAACAATCGCCTCAATTTGATCTTCAGTTAACTCATTGGCCATAATATAATCAGCATCTTCAATGGTATCAGCATAACCTTCGGAAATAAGGAAATCAGAGATGTAATCAAAGAGATCAATATCCTCACCTAATCTATCAGCTACCTTACGTGCAGCTTGACCAACTGTACTCTTCACTTTTTTCTTAACTTTACTTGCAATACCCTCAGATGGCTTAATTTGTGCTCTTGAAACTGCATTTTTAACGCTCTGTTTCGCACGGCCAGCGGTGTCTTTAACTGAATTAACAGCTTCTCTACCTTTATTATAAGCACCAACCGCTAATTGTGAGGCTTTATTTCTTATTCTACTTCCAACATCTTTAACAACAGCCTTTCTCAATTGATCTCTATGTGACTGACCCCTGGTTTGAATCTGACTGGGAGACTTAAGTGGATTGCCTGCCTTAGATGTTATATTTTTGTGTAATCCACGGTTTGCAGCATAATTCTTAAGTGGGCCATGTGCGGAAACCTTAGCATCTTTAACCCTTGATTTTACATCAGAACTGACCTTATTCACACCAGATTTTACGGAATCAACACCACGTTTGAATTTACTCTTAACATCTGAAACAGTATTCTTAACTGTTGATTTTAATTTTTGAATGTTCTCTGCTCTTTTAGCGGCCTTCTTATCCCTAACGGCCTTCTCAGCCTCGGCTCTCCTAGCATCATTTCTAGATTTTACAGCAGCACGTTTATCGTTCCAATCTTTTTGAGCATCAGAATTTCTAGTTATCTTAGTTTTTCTAATAGATGGTGATGAACGATCAGTGCTGCTAGTAACACGGGCTTCCATTATAATGCTTCGATTGTAATCAAATGATTCAGTCAATGACTCAATAAATTGCTCCTGAATTTCATTAAGTTCAAATGACTCATCTAATAAATGATAAACAATTTCCTCTGCCAATATTCCAAGATCATAATGATTCAGGTGCTCAATACCAGAATACACATCATTATCATCTAATTCGGAATTTTCAGATAATGTAGTTTCACCATTAATCACTTTATTGTATGAAATATAAGCCTCATTAATATCTATCATTTGTAATTTTAATTAACTCTCCAATTATTTATATTTATCTATCATTATGGTATTTCTTGGACCAATTATAATAATATGTATAAATATTATTATAAAATGAAGGTGGTGACGGTATCACCACGATTACTACCATTAATGTGTTTATTACTTAGTTATTAAATATCACCATTTTTTCTATTTTCACTATTATGAATAGTAAATTTTCCCTCGGGATAGCGAGCAGTAAGTTTATCATAATTAATCTTCATGATTTCTTCAAAAGAAGTATCCATAGCAATACATAGTTGTGCAAAATACCAGAAAATATCTGAACACTCTTTCCGCAATTCAACTTTAGCCTGCTCATCGAATGGCTTACCTTGCCACAGAATCTTCTTCACAATATCCAAAAACTCACCAGCCTCAGCAGATAATCCCATAGCACCAGTAATTAACCTTGTAGTATCACACCCCTGTGCATCTAATTCAGTTAATCTCTGCTGAAATAACCCAAGATTTCCACTAGTTGGGCTGGTCGTTGTAGCCACAAATTCCACATAATCATTCGCATTCATTTCATCCATAATTCCAATCTCCAAATTTACTTTTTTTATTACTATCTAAACTATTATCATCTGAACTATGCAATGATGATTCATCATAAAGTTCAGTTTGTGCGCTATCCTCCAAATCATATAGCCGCATCTTCGATCTGTCAATACCAACAGTGAATCTCCTATAATAAGATTCCTCTTTATATCTATTTTTCAATTGCTTAATCATAAGCTGTCCCATACTCTCCAATTCTTCAGTGCTAATAATAGCAAACATTAAATCTGCGGTATGAGGTAACCCAAAACTATTTTTTGTAAGTATTCCATTACAATAAAATAAATTATCACCAGATACACTAATATCAATAGTTTCCTTTATCCCACAATCCTCAATTTTCAATATCTCATCATTATAATTAATACCTTTATCTGACAATTCATCCTTTTCTAGTTTTTCAGTTTCCAATTTTATTAATAAATCAGTTAACTGAAATAAATCTAAATTACTATATCCTAATTTAATTAATTGGTCAGCTTTAATTAAACACCTCTCCTCAAGTAGATTCATTTAATATTACCTCCGATAAAAACTTTAATTTTTTATTTTCATATTCAATATATCTTTTCATAATGAATTTAAATAATCACCAATTATTAACCCAGTATTAAATGACTTCCTCCCATTATCAGTTGGAAAAACATGTTCTTTACTGACTATTATTGTTTTTCCAGATTTTAGAGTAATTTTAATACACTCTCTCTCTTTTTTATGATGAACCATCATTACTGTTTTGTAATTATCTTGTGATTTAATCTGTTCACCGATTGAAATATCTGAGATTGGTTTTATCTCACCAGAAGTCAATTCAATTTTCTCATCTACAAATATACACTCTGAAGTATCAGTTAATGATAAATCTGTATTACCGAATCCACCCCTAGTTGTTTGTGTTGCACTAAAAACTGGAACATTATACTCACATGCTAGCCCCCGCATCTCCTCAGCTATGGATTTAATTAAAGTATATGATCCAATATTAGAATTTGCTTTATGACGACTAGATGAACATATATTTAAATAATCAATCAAAATGACATCAGGAACAAATTCCTTCTTCATTTTTAATTCATCTAACAATGATCTAAAATGACCACAATGAGCTGATCCAGTCGGATACTCTTTTATTATAAGTTTTCCAATAGCACCCCTCTTTATATTGTTTATCTTTTCTTCAAATTTAGAAAACCCAAGATTTGAAATTTTATTAATTGGAACATCTAGAACATTCGCATCAATTCTTTCTGCAATTTTATTCTCAGACATCTCCATAGTAATATAGAGAACATTTTTACCAGATAACAAGAAAGAACTTGCAAAATGGCAAAGTACCGCCGTTTTTCCTGTACCAGTCCCACCCAAAATGATGTTTAGTGTTTTCTTAGAAACACCACCATCAGTAATCTTATTGAAGAGATCTAAATCGAATGGTATCTTATCTTCCAATGTGGAATACTTTCTAAATCTTTCCTCATAATCATCAATATAATCTAATCCAACATTGGTGTCAAATGAAACTGATATTGCTTCCTGAAGTAATTGCGGTATAGCCCCACGGCTTAGCCCACCTTCCTTCTCATCTACAATCTCAACACACTGCATAATTGCAATGTATATTGCCCTATCCCTACACCATTGCTCTGTCTTATCAACAATCCAATCAAATTTAGAATTGTCTTCTTTTAATTTTGAAACAATTCTCAATATCTGTTTAAATGTATCTTCATTTAAATCTTCCCGTTTTTCAACTTCAATAGTAAGAATTTCTTTTGTTGGCCGACTATTATAAATTGTAACAAATTTAGATATCTCATCAAACAATATTTGATAACTTAAACCCTCAAAATATTCTTTTTTTATAAATGGTAAAACCTTTCTTAAAAACTCATCACTATAAATTAAGTTTTTTAAAATTAAAACTTCAATACTATCCATCAATACCCATAAGAAAACTGCTCTTTCACATATACATTTAATTTATCTAAAAATTCTTTGTTAAAATATTCCTCAACATTTTCCATTATTTTCTTTCTCTGAACCTTTTCCCCCGTTTCAACAAATGTATACCACGCACCACCCTGAGTAATCAAGCCCGCACCAATAGCCAATTCTAGAATACCATAATAACGATCTAAACCTCTCCTATCATAAAAAAGTCTAATTGAAACTTCCTTATTCTCTTTACTTAATCTAGATTTAATTACTTTTGCCTTGATTATATTTCCAATAATAGGGGCATCTTTCCCATCACCATCCTTTTCTTTTACTTTTGAAAGAAAAATGATCTGTGAGGCCGCAAATTTTATTCCACTCCCACCCGACATATCTTTTGCAGCATATAAATCTGGTTTATCATAGGTGTGATTTGTAATAATCATTGGAATGTTACTTTCACCCAATTTTAAAGTGATAACTCTAAATAATCCTTTAATCAATCTAGCTCTAGCGACAGCCATTGGCTCTTTAATATTAGTTTGCGATGCTTTAGTTGTTTCTTCATTTGTTGATAACATTCCTAAAGAATCCAAAACAATAAATATGGGTTCATTTTGTCTTTCACTTTCTGAAAATTTAAGATAATTATCAACCATATTAAATATGGTTGTTCTAAAATCCTCAACTGTGGCTACTGGTATAATATAAAATCTATCTAGTGGTATATCTTTAGATATTAATAATTCCTTATTTATTGCAGATTCAGACTCAAAATATAAAACTTTACCACCCGAATTCTCATCTAAAAATTTCTTCACTACAGACAAACTGAAAAATGTCTTTCCAGTTCCCTGATCACCAGCAATCGCAGTAATAGTATTTTTACATATACCTTTATATAAATCACCAGAGCATAGAGCATTGAATATTAAAGAACCAGTATCCACATATTCAAGTTTTCCCCTCATATCTGTGGCTAGTTTTATATAATCATTGTTGACATTTGTAATAACTTGTTTAAAATCCATAATTCTTAATTAAATAATGAGTGCAATGTGTTTCTTTTTTCATAAGACCAACCAATAATATTTAATATAGATTTCAAAGGATCGAAAAATCCTTTGTCATATTGTACTTCATAATTAATATATTTTTTTAAGTTTAATTCATCTGGGAAATCAAAAAATGAAATAACATTCTCATTAATTGGATTTGGTAGTTTCAAATAACAAAACTTAATCTTATCTCCATTCTTAATATCCTGATATTTATTGGTTAATCCTAACCTCTTTAAATGGTAATTATGTAATATGGCGCCCCTCACTTGAACTGGAGTACCCTTTCCGTAAAGTTTTATAGGATCTCCCCATTTGCTTATATTAGAAACAGATCGAGGAAATGATATCATACCAACAGGACTCTGATCAAATTGATTTCTGGCATCCTTCAAAAAAGAAATAAGATCTTCCTCTGTTTTATTCATAATAATATGAAAGGATTTCTTAAATAAATCACGACATATTGTTGGCGTTGACGACTTAATGGCCTCAATTCCCTTCATTTCTAACTGTGGCTCTGTATTCCTAACCCCCTCTGCATCCCAAACATTTAGAATATAACGCTTTTTACCCAACCAAATTCCACGACTAGTAATATACTCTCGCTTCATCTCCATCTTTTGATCATACGCATTTGTGTATGATGCAAGCTCCTCATAACAGGTATCAATATAAGGCTTAAGTTTTTCCTCACATACCTTATCTAAAAATGTAATTATTTTTTCAGTTGGTTGTTCTTCTTTAAATATATTATTAACAAAATCAACCATACACAAATAAATCGAATTATGAACTAAAATATCATTTGCAAAAAATTTATTAGTTTTTTCTGTTTGAAGATCATATACATCACATTCACATTCACCTAAATATTCAATTTCAACCATTTAAAAACTCCACACATTCATTAATAATACTATTAGAATCTAATAAATATTCTGATTCCCATACAATTTTAATATCATATCCTAAAGATTTGATCATATTAATCTTATTTTCATCCTTCAACCATATATCCTTAGCAGTAATACCATAATGTGTTATATAATCTTCATTGTATAACATTGGATTACAGTGCCAATAATCACCATTATATTCTATACATTTTTTTAAATCAGTATCAACAAAATCATAGAAATAATATTGAGTTTCACCTAATACTCCAAATTCTTTATTGTATTCTTCAAAATAACAATTTGGGGTTTTAATTTTCCAAAATAAATCTTGAGAACTTTTTGAGTAATATTTACTCCTATTATTAATATATTCAGTATATTTAACTTTACCTAAAATATTACCATAACGTAATATGAAATTCTTTAAATTATTAACTTTTTTCTTATTTATTTCTAAAAACTTAATTTTACCATCAATCTCCCCATATTTTTGCTTAAAGTAATCCTCTGAACACCCACTAAAACGTTGCTTTTCCACATATTCATTGTATTTATTTTCCCCAATCTGTAAGCCATGTCTTCTAATAAGATTATTTAATGTTACAGACCTATCTTTATTATATTCTTTAAATTGATCCTCAGTCCAACCATATTTATCATTTTTATATTGAAATGTATTTGTTATTGTTTGTAATTTAATATAATTATCCCATCTTTTTAATGCTTCATGTTTTCCATATAACAAAATTAATTTTTTTTTCCTAACCCCTCTCAAATTCATTGAAGATAATCTTAATAACCTTTGTCTCCAAAATTTTAAATTATATTTTATAAAATTCTTAATGTATTGATAAAATTTAGTCCTACTAGAAAATTTACTAGAATACTCAATTAAACATATTTTTAATAACTCATATTGTGATGTTGATAATAATAATGAATTACACTTACAAAAATTACTTAATGTCTCATCAATAGTAAATTTCCTTCTCATTCAAAATACCTCTTTTACAATACCACCAGAATCATCTAGACATATAAAGACATCACTCTTAATAATATCACTCGGTTTAACAGATAATAGTTTGCCACACCTCTCAACTATAATAGAATGATCTTCAGTAACTATAACTTCAGTATTATTAATCTTAATTTTATACATTTTTTTCTTCACTTTATGTTTCATAATATAGATAATTTTATCATCAACAAGTTTACCATTGTATGATTTCGTTTTTATATCTAAATAATCGATTTTATGTATAAAATCATATTCATCACGTTTTTCTATTAAATTATCTTCATTACAAACATTTTTATATAAATCCTCAATTCTTATCTTATTACCATTTTTATAAACATAAGTTTCACCAACTACACTATCAGTATCAATAGCTACACAGAAATCTTTATTTTCAGTTTTTAATACTCGATTAAGATACTCATTTATCTTTCTCTCAATCCATTTAATCGAAACTTGACCTGATGTTGTAATAGCAGAGGCATTAGCTAATTTATAATATCTAAACCATAAATTTCCACATGCACCGTAAGCTGAATTCAGGGCAACTTTCTTAGCCCCCTGAATAATATTGCATCTTTGTATTTCATTTAATGTTTTCACCCTTAAAGTTTTTAATTGTGCATCTGTCAATTCAGATAAGTTCACATTTCCACCCCTTTGCTCTACCTTTTGTTATTTGCTTACCATCTCTATAACTACTAATCCAGATTGTTGTGTAAGGTAAATTATTTTGCTCACACCAGTCTTTCAATCTATTAGTGATGTATTCTTCACCAATTGGTGATATAACTTTAAATTCGGAAGATAATTTATACATTATATTCTCCCGATTTTTCTCCCAGTTATTCTTGGCCCAAGTTTTCATAAAATTAGAATGTTCCGGTCTTTTTTTCCCAGTATTCACCTCAACTGCCTTCTTGAGATTTTGTCTAGCAATATCTACATATTTTTTATTTCCAGCTCTAAGTTTTCCAGCATTTGATGCCTTCTCTCTGGCTTCTGGTGATCTTCTCATATAGTGATTATCACCTAAATTAATACCACTAGAATTTACATAATTCCAACCACCCTTTCCACCAATATTCATATTATAGCATTCCTCTTTTTTATAAATAATATTGTCTGGTTCAGGGATTGAGTCGGACATTAAACAAAAACAGGTGGAGGCGTTGTCGTTAGATAAGTCTATGAAACCTGAAACACATTAGTCTTTAGCTAATG